AGCTTTCCAGAGTTTAATACTGAAAGTTATGTCGTGTAGGCCATATCCATCGTTAGTATCGTTATTACTTGCAACTAATTTAACCGATTCGCCATAGTTGAGAATTGACCATCTAACCTTGTCAGTGAAGTATGGTTCACGAATGTTATCAAATACTCGTCTTTTAACCAGCAGACAGCCAGTTCCAGCAAATACAACTCGTCCTCCCTTATCATAAAATACAGAACCACGTCCATCTTTGGTGACTGGATAATCACAGGTGACGGCATTAGCATCCTCTTCTAGCATTTTACGAAGTGTATCTGGTGGAAGTACCATATCATCTTCAACAAACCACAGATGTGTAACCTCTTCGTCTATCAATGCACGATTAGTCGGCCGTACAAAACACTCTGGAATAGGTTTACGATGAGAGAAAAATATCTTATGTGGTATACCCTTAAGGTTTTGCAGTATTTCATCAGCTGTTTGAGAGAATATTAACCCACGTGAAGGTAATATGACTCCGACTTTTATCTTATCGAACGACATCAAACTTCCTTCCGTCGTTTAGGTACGGTTGATCATACTCATCATAAGAGATAAATGGTGGTACATGTTCCCACATTTTAACTTTCTTGACTCTATTAAGAGCGCCTCTAAAGAGGTTTGCATTTTCAACGTCAATCATTCCAGAAACTAGGTCTCTGCCAACTACAGTTATCTCTTTAATATCGTGAGCACCGTTATTTGTATGTTTATCACCAAGTTTTACAAGTTTGCGTTGACCAGCAGTCTCGGGTAGCGGATAAATTGGCACTCCTGATGAGTAAAGAACTAATCCAAAGTTCAAATCGTGCAATCCATAATAGACTTTACGCAAATCCCTTGGCCAAAAGTGAATTGTATCTTTATCAATAAATGGATCAAATGTCCTGTTTGTTCTCCATATAGGTTTTTCCATCTGTTCAAGTATTGGCTTGGCGATTAGTATGAAGCCAGTACCAGTCCAGAACGCAAAACCTTGTGGATCGTGTAAACACGTTGAGTCACCATCTTGCTGAAACGGATAATCTAAAGCAACAACTGGATATTGTGCAGCAAACATACGCTTTAGTATGCCTTTAGGTAAAATCATGTCATCTTCGCAGTAAAGTACTGCATAGACATCAGGGTCATTTAAAACAAGCTCTGTGGGCTCATTAAAGCAGTCTGGAAGGTTTCTTCCGTGTGCCCAGTATATTTCATAGTCCATGCCCTCTACTTCGCCTAGAAGCTCTTCTAATGTCTCAGAAAACATTAATCCCCTAGATGGAAGTACAATGGCTAATTTAGAAGCCGTCTGGGTGGTCTGTTGCTTTGGTTTCGCCGAGGTCTTTGTTTTCATCTTTAAGCTCGTTGATTAGTTTATTGATCATCATAATACCGCCGATAGTCTGTTGTACTTCGTTTCGGTGCTGAGCCATATTCTGATATCCCTTATCGCGTAGAGTTGGGTTGTCATCTTCCTGTAAACGTGCAGCATGAAGCATATCAACACGTGATCGCCAGTGTAGAGCTTTAATCTGATTAAGTTGATCCTCTAAGAACGCTAGTTTCTGTCGTGGATGTAGTTCAACCTCAGCGGGAACCTTATATTCTTTTACGTTTGCTTTATCGAGTTCGAGTGGACTTTTCATTGTTACCCCTTTATTTAACATTATCATGTTAATATAACGTATTAAAAAAGGCAACGGTTATTAAAGTTTCACTACAAATAAAAGAAGACCCCGAAGGGTCTCCTAATACTAAGCCTAATATTATTAGGACTTAACGACGTAACCGAAGTTACCTCGGAGTGAACCGTGTCCGTAAAGAACGTCCACAGTGACGAGCCATCCAAGATGTTCCTGCTTGTACTGCGCTTGAGTACGAGGTTCCATTTGCATAGCGATTGCCCATGCTTCCTTGTGGAAGAATAGGTGGTTGTATTCGTCAGTTGCTGTGTCTAAGTAAACCAAGTTCTGGCTCATGTAAACATCTGCACCGTAGATACGACCGATTTTACCGTTCTTGATTGAGTTAGCGTCACCACCAACACCAAGAGCGTCGTAACGAACATACTTATCAATTGCAAGCATTTCTGCTTCACCCTTAGGGTGTACAACGATAGCACGGTCAGAACGTGGAGCTTTGTTTTCGCTTAGGTAGCGGTTTACAGCAAGGATGAGAGTATCATTAAGAGCTGTTCCGTAAGCACCGTAAGCCTGGCTTGCAGTTTTCCATGTGCTAGTCATGTTTGTAGCTAGGTCGCTATCGATTTTCTCAGAGATTGCGTAAGCAGCAGCTTGTGTGTAATCACTTCGTAGGTCGTATGCAGACTGTACTTTTACTAGATCTTCAACGATGAATGAGCTTTCGTAGTGCTTGTTCAATGTGATAGTTGTTTTTGTTTCTGTGTTGTAGTTCAAGGTAACAACAGTGTTTTGTGCTTTTAGGTTTGCAGTAATAGCAGATACGTTTGGAATTTCCAAAGTCTGACCGCTAGACTGAACATCTGCATCGTAGTGCTTAATAAGTGGAAGAAGTACAAGGTTTGATTTTACAAACATTAAAACTTCTTTAGACCAGATATTTGGGCGGAATACGTTACCAGCAGTTGCACCGATGTTTACGTTACCAGAACCATATGCGCCAGTTGTGGCCATAATGTTTCTCCTAATATATTAATTTATTATCACCCTGAGATTGCTTTGTTTATAGCTTGATAGTTCTTTTGGAACCATGCTTGATCATGTTGATCGATTAGGTCATATACATTTTGAGATGTAATTTGACCACCTTCAAATGATCCGCTATTCGTAGCAGCCGCTGAGGGTGGAACGGCTTGTTGTTTCTGTGCAAGATTAGTAAGTGCTTCTCGACCACCTTCACGCTTTAGATCAGCTTCTCGTGTAGGATCGTTTCTAGCCAGAGCATATAACGCATCAAGATCATTTTGCAGATGAGGTCGTTGGGTAACAATTTCCGCCATCTGTGATTCGAATTGTCTTGCATCTGGATTAGTTTCCCAAAAACTATTCACTTTATTTTGAATAGTCAACTGATTAACTTGTGCAGCGAGCTGGTCTACAGCTTCATTGCCAGTGTAATCAATTAATGGTTGATCCATTACAGCAGCGTTAAATTCGCGTGCTTTAACCGTAGCGTCGTGCATTTTTTTCTCAGCTTCACGATACATTTGAGCTAGCTTCACAGGATCATCTAAAGGAAGTCCTTTCTTTTCTGCCCAAGACTGTATGTCGTCTGATTCGGCTTGTGTTTCAGGTGCGGGTGCATCTTCAACGGCCGTGTTTGCACTTGGTTGGTCGTTTTGAGATGTGATAGGTTCTAGAGTTGGAGTTCCGTTAGCATCTTGAGATATAACTTGCTCGTTCCCTTCTATCTTTACCGCCTCTGTTGGTTGTGTGGGTTGTGCAGAACTAACTGCGCCCTCCGTAGGGGTTGTGGTATCCATCTTTACTCCTAATTGTTAATGTCTTGCCCAGAAATGGGGGGGATAAACTGGGCGACTTTTAGTTTTAATTGTCTTTATCCCCCTCATCCTTAGGTACGACAGCTAGAAATTGTAAATGATCTATTGCCTTTATAACACCTCCAGCTTCACGAAGCAAGCCAAAAGCATTTTCAGCTGTTTGTGCCTCTGAAGCATCATCTTGAAGACGTTGTTTGACAATAGCCAATTCATTTAATAGATGTTTACCTAACGGTGAGGAAAATAAACTTTTATATTCTGATGACCAATTACTGTCCACCCTGTCCTCCCATCATACCTTTTGAAATAATAGGTTGAGGGGGAGTTGTAGGTGCTGGTGCAATTTGTTCGCCATGAAGTGCTTGTGCCGCCATTTGACCAGTAGCAGCAGTAGCCATAGATCCTTCATGTGTAACTGATGGTTGGTATCCTGATTCCATTTCCATTTGAGCTTGGATATCTGGTGGTGCATCCTTGTAGTTAATAAGGACTTTAGGTTGACCACTAGCAGCTTTTCCTTGTGGGCCACCTTGTGAGTTACCTGCCTCTTGTGAAAGTTGATCATTTGTTTTAACAAGGTCTTGGACTTCTTTAGGATCAAGATCAAAGCCTTTCTGAATAATGTATCGTGTGAGATTTGCTTGATCAATGAAGGGATTACCCAACATTGCTGTGTATAGTTCTTTAAGATCACGCATTTTAAAGCGTTCTTCATATTCCATTGTTGATTTAAGTTTAATACGTGGTTCGTATTCACCCTTAAACATTTTAGGATCAAATTCTTTCCAGTCTATTTCTTGATTACCAACTACACGGAACATCATTGGTGCAGTTACATAAAGTTGTACAAGCTGGAATACGAGTTTTGCTAACTGGTAGTAACCACCATTTTCTAACATTGATACAATTAGTCCAAAACGACGACCTGCAGATGATTGCTGAGCTTTAACTTCAGTTGCTGTTGTATCACCGCCCATTGCAATACCTTTAATAATCTCATCAATTGCAGTTGCTTCACGAATTTCGTTTTTAATATTAGTACGTTCATTAAATACGTTAGATGGAATGATAGGTTTCTGAACTGCTTGATATGAACCAGGTTTAAATGGATAAACGTTACCTGTTGCAGATCGCATTTTATCAAGATAACTTGAATACTGTGGATCGAGTTCCATTTCAGGATCAATTGCCCATGATACTGCATCAATATTCTGGTTAGTTAAGTCATTAAGTAATTCTTGGTGTTTTGCGATAGGTTCAATAACAGATTTTCCATATAGTTGTGATTCATCTGGTGAGAATGAGTCAACAATGTAGCTAAACATTCCTGTTGGATTCTGATATCCAAGGAACTGCTGTCTTTGCTTAAAATAGTTATCATTTTCATAAATTAATTCTTGTCGATTGCCAATATAGTAGACTTTATCAAGAGTTTCGTAGCAAATAACTTCTATTTGATTATCATCAGTTGTTTCATCTGGGCCATTACCCATATCGCTATCTTTATCTTGCTTATCTGTTTCATCTCCAGAATCAAATTTACCTAGTTTATCGAGGTTTTTATACTTTGCGACGAAATCACCAGTCTCGGGGTCAATAACTCGTTCTTTTTCGAGAGCTCTTTTATCGGCTAGGAAACGATGCCCCATGAAACGTGCGTTATTGCGGTTAAAGAATGTAGCAGCAGGGTCGCAGAAGAAGTCTCTAACAGGAATAATCTCTAAACAAGGGTGATCAATGTTCCAATATACCTTTAGGATGCTTGTTCCTAGTTTGAACATAGCTCGGTTGTGCTGAATAAGTTTAGGTGTCCACTGATCTAAGTCCCAGTAATACGCAAAAAGTGCGTTCAATACTTCTGTATTAACGTCTTGTTCTGGTTTAGTAGCCATATATTCAACCATTGGCTTATCACCACTTGTTGCTGCTACCATAGTTTCAACTAATGAGTAAGACATCGGGACAAAAGTATCTGATATACCGTTATATCCAACGTATACGCGTTCTGAGTTATAAAGTTTGTTCATGTCTTGCCAACGATCGTGCCATGAGCCTGAACGATAGTTCCAAGAAGAGTTAAAAGCAGATACGACGGTATTTACTATGTCTTTTGCGTTAGTCTGAGGAGTAGTTTTTTTGTCCATTAAAGTAAGTTGCACCCAGTTGAAGTTAGTATATCACTAATTTTAGAATTACATATACCTCATTCTTCTACTAAGTGCTTCTTCATTTACTTTAATTTCAGGCATTTGTGCTGGTCGCTGATTTACAAGTCCATATCTTAACGTATCGTACAGGTGATCTTCCGCACGAGTGTCAACATCTTCTGGTCTGTTCTGATCATATGGAAGTGAAGGAAGTGTTCTGATTAAATTGACGCAGTTGCTGAAAATTTGTAGATATGGGACACCATCTGGAGCAATTGAGAGTGCTTCATGCACGGCGTTCATTCCGTTCTTACGGTCATTATTAGCAGGCTGGAAGTGTAGTCCTGATTTATCAAATATCGCTGCTACGCTTTCTCCAGTTTCTGCAGAGCCGTTTTGCTTCCATAGTGAAGGATCTGCCCATTTTGTAACGATTAACTCATCTCCTGATAAGTTGTTGATTGTTTCTGCTTGAGCGCTGGCTGCCATAGCGTGTGGATAGAATTCCCTATAGACATAGATTCTTTCAGTACTTGGATCTCTTGCTAACCAAATACATGCGGCGTAAGTATTGTAGCCCCAGTCATACGCAAGCCATCTTGTCCAGTGTTTAGGAATTGAGAACGGTTCTACAACGTGCTTGTCTCGTTCCCACTCAGTAAATACCTGACCACTAAAGATATCCCAGTCACCTTTTAAAAGCGCTCTTTTAAGATCGGGATCGGAAATACTTTCTAGTTGTTTCGAGTAGGATTTTCTAAATGCTTCAATAGGGTGATCGTCTACTTTTGCAGGAATGAATTGTCTCGTGTTACCAGCTTTGTCTGTGTAGATAGTTTCTGGTGGAGCGATATCGATAAAGTAATTCTTTACCCAACCATGTCCAATATTTCCAGGGTTTGTTGCAGCCATGACTTTTAATGGTTGATCTCCAGTAGAACGTACACGGGTTTTTAAGTATTCGTATTCGTCTTGAGTAAAGTGCGTAAGCTCATCCATTAACAAAAGGTGAATCTCAGCAGACTGGTAGCGGAACATATCACTTGGGTTTTCCAAATACGCAAGCTGAATAATAGAACCATTTCTCAAAACAAATGTCCTATCTTGGGAGTTATATTTCATGCCACCTGAATCAATATACTGAGAAGCCTGTTTATAAATCTCAGGAACGATAGACTGCTTTAACTCAGGAATTGTCCGACGAAACATATAAACACGTGACTTAGGCCACTGCAACGCGTAGGTAATAGCCTCAGCAACAATAGCAGTTGTTTTACCTCCACCTGCAGCTCCACCGTAAAGCGTCTCAAAAGCAATACTTGTATGGAATTTAGTCTGTCTAGGCGAAGCTGTATAATCTGGTACTTTAATTTGATGCGTCATCGTGTGTCCTCTGCCAAGTATCTACTTCTTCTACCTGTATAGATTGATCCTTATTAAGTTGTTCGTGGATCCATTCGCTTTTATTCTCAAGTGCCGCCCACAGTTCTTCGTCTTCTTGTCGTATATATACATTAACTCTCATCGCTTTGCTCCTCTCATCGCTACGCTCTCCTCATACATTATATTATACACACCTTTGTCATCCCCCAATTTAAAATTTTAGGCCTACATACCTTCTATATCTCTACATCTGTCACGCTCTGTAATACCCGTTCTACCCTTTCCGTCATGACACCCCTAGTCCCGTTTTAAGGGTTCCCTTGGGTCTGGTTTCTGATATATAAATAGTCCTACCCCCCCTTTTATTTCTTGTTCATACCTATATATAACAGGGGTGCTTACTATAGTGTGTATACGTGTAACAGGATAGTGAAGTATATATTGTAATGTAATACGGCTGTAATACAGGCTTTTGTGTGCTATCAAATAGCCTCCTATTACTCTATATACCTCTATATAACACTATATATACTCTTTATAATAAGAATACTAGTAACTGTATTCCATCTTTTGGGCGAGTTGGTAGTGTATCGTATCTGTTATAACTATGCTCTGTGAGCTATTGTAAGCCTATATAAGACGTATTATGTACTCTATACGTAATACTGTATAAATATCTATCTATTTGGGCGATTAAGAACAGACTTATACACATGTAGAAAACTTAATACATAAAGTACTTGCATTGCTTGTTGGCTTATGCTACTATGTCTATAGTCAATCTTGACTACACTATCAACTAAACATAACAAAGGGGCAATGTTATGACCAAAATAAAAGTTCACTACATCAAATCAGTAACAAAGTACCGCTATTACAGTGGCGTGCTATACGAGGTTCAATAATGAAAATTACAAGTATTATTCCAGTACATTTCAAGTTAAACGGTATCAATGTATCAAGCAACGTACCTATGACAGTAAAGGGCAAGAGATAATGAAAGAATTACTCAATAACTATAAAGCAGTTTATGGCGTCCGTACAGTCCCTGTATGGCGTTTATATAGCAGAAAGGTACAATATAGCAATATAAAATTATAATCGATTCTAAGGCCTTACAAGGCGTTATATAGTTAGGATGGTACTTGATACCACTATGCTAGTAAACGTTGCCTATACGGCTTGTATGATGGTTATACGACAATTGTTTCAGCTATTTTCGATGTCTATTATCGGTCGAGGCACTTCGTTAGTGAACTGCACGTCAATTTGCGAGATACTACGGTCAATAAATAGTCCCTGTATCTTTCCTACGAGTTCCAATGCTTTAATTCTGTCTCTATCCTGCTTAGCATGTAACGCCATGTGCTCCAATGCTTTAACTGTGTGATTAGGTTCAAGATTTATGAGTCTTTTCTTTGCTTCAGCGACCCACTCAAGGCTTAACTGGTTACTTGTTATCTTTCCAGCCATTGCATCGCTATAACCAGCGTTTTTAGCTGATTGGTAGGCATTTCCGAAATACGGTGAGCCTGGAGTAAGCCAAAGTTCAACGAACTTTATCTGTCTAGGTGTCATTGTCCACTGATTACCGCGTGCAACTTCTTTTACTGGTCGTTCGGCAACTTTGAGGCCTTGTCTTCTGTCCTTTACGCGTACGTACTTGCGTGTACCTGCCTTAGTTGGTCTTTTACTTTCTGCCATGGCTACATACTACAATGGTATACAGACTTTAACAATCTAATGCTTAAGAAGAACCACTCTTGCGGACGATAACTTCGCCATGCATGCCAGGGAACTCTTCTTTCGGTTGTCCCTTTTTATGCCTCCAATATACGCTGTTCGGGAGTTTGATAGATTTCTTTATCTGTTTCGCGCGTTTATGGACTTCTGGCTTCTCCGCTTTACGGCGTTGCACGTACAGTCCGTACAGTGCTTTAGAAACGTCTTCTAATTCCTTGTAAGATGCCCAGTTGACAGCCCAATCAACGATTTCGTCTTTATTCAGTTCCATACTTCCCCTTAATTGCAAGCACATTCATTAACTTTATAATCACACCATCCTTCTGACGATGACTTGCGTAATTCTTGGCGTATAACTTCACGCCAGTCTTTATCCTGAATGCGTTGTTGCCAGCCATCTCCTTCATCTTTGGCTATTTGATTGATGTGGTTCTGAATAGAGTTTGTTCCTCTGCACGTTGGCTTTCCAGCAAGTTGTAACACCTCGTTCCAGTCTTTAGCAGAATAGACTTTCATCTCAGGCTCATATGCTTTTTCTACAGCTAGGATTTCGGCTGTTCTTATTAGCTTATCGCCAATTTCTATCATAACGGGCGGTTTAGGTTGGGTAAGCGCTTCTTTGAGCCTTTCTCCTCTATCATTATCCATAGTGGTTTCAGTTTTATCTCTGAATTTAATTACGTAACTCATATTTTAATTACCCTTTCTGCTTGCTCTTGGGATTGTTTACGCCCCCAAAGTATTAACATATCTTGTTTAGCTTGTAGTTGACAGAAATTAGCAATTTGGGGAGCAAACTCTTCACTTTGTGCTTTAGCTACACCCTGTATAAGCTGTATGAGCTTTTCGGATCCATATTTCTTTAGAAGATTGCTACACGCCCTTCTATTGGCTTGCTGTTGGCCGTTAATAGGAATACCAGTAATCTTTTCCCATTGTTCAAACATTTGATTGATTTCAGGCATAGGTTGATTTCTAACTATTTTAGTAATTTTTGCATTGTTACCAGAAAACTCTTCTCTTAGTAACCTTTGTACAAGTTTACTTCGTTCCATTGCTGGAATTTCCCTCCACCTCTCTATCAGGTCGTCAGATAACGACACTGTAGCTGTATAACTCATAGATACCCTCCTTTGAGTTAGTTAGTTAGTTAGTTAGTTAGTTATTAACTATTGTGTTCCCCCCCTTCCCTACTCTCCTAGCCGTTTCTCTCTCTCTGCAGTAAGAAGGTTATTTATATCTTCTTACTATTACTGCGTCGAGTGGAGTATCCGTGTAGTGTCGTAGCTGTTACCTGTAAGATTCAGTGTTCTTACCCTTAACAGTAGGTGACTCACACACCAAAAAGTTAATCTGGTCGAAAAACTTTAAGGTATGTGTTACTATATAGGCACTGGTCGAGAAACGCAAGACCCTGCATATAGCGGGGTCTTTCTCTTTTCTGGCACAAAACTACCGTTACATCTACAAGCATAAATAGAGTTGACATTGGGCTTATACTTATGATACAATGTAATTGTTAACTAAACGAAAGGGGTTTATGTCAAACAATATCAACACTACACTGTACGAGCGGGCGTCTGAGATGGTCGACCACTTTTATGGTAAGTTGCCTGCAACTCTTATTGAGAAGGCAATTAATGAGGACGACCTTGATGCACTCAAGTGGTACGTCACGTCGGCTGAAGCTATGGTTGCCGAAGAAATGTTCTATGCAAATGACATACTTTGACATCAAGCCAGAGCCAGCAACACTATTAGAGGCATGCGAGCGTAAACGTAATCACGTAATAGCACGCTTGATCTCTCAGTTCGGTAAAAAAATAAACGTAATGGAACCAGTATTCGTTTCAGACGTATGCTATTTCGCGGGCATGACTTTGGTACATCCAAACGGCTGTCACTGCGATGAAGACTACGAACTGTCACGTATCTAAAAGGTGGAACATGACACAAACTAAACTAGACATCTTACTCAACGATATAGAGAATCTTATGGACGCATTAGAAGAACTCCATACAGACCTCGTAGAGATGAATACAGAACTAGAACACAACTTATCGGAGATTGAATAATGGTCTGTGGTAAGTGTGGCGGTGAAGCCTACGTCAAAGCAGATATTGACTGGTGCGATGACTGCGGAATCGTTGAGGGACTATGAGCTTGTACGACTCAGGTGTACGCCAAATAGTTGATGACTATCTTATAGAGAAATCTAAAGAAGTTAGAGACTACGGTGATTACTGGAGTGCATCAAGTGCTGGATACTGTATGCGTAAAGTTATCTTTGACCGCATGCACGTCACCCCGACTAAGGAAGATCCACGTAAACAGCGAGTATTTACTGTGGGACATATCTTCCACTCATGGTTTCAGGAACTAACACACGAAGCTGGAGTGTCCGTATCGCAGGAAGGCGAACTCATCAATGAAAAGATTAAAGTCAAAGGTCATTACGATGACATTATTGAAACAGAGAACGGCCTTGTCCTATACGATTACAAGACGCAGTCAAGCCGAGCGTTCAGTTACAAGCGACCAGAAATGTCACGCTTTCACAAAATGCAGTTAGGCACATACCTATACATGCTTAAAGACTCACCGTTCAAGGTAGTTGAAGCGCGCATTCTAAAGATAAGTAAAGACGATCTAAGAATGAGCGAAGAAGTTCTTATGGACACGCCAGACTTAGAGAAAGAAGTTTTTGAGTACTGGAGCACACTTAACGGATACTGGAAGAACAAGAAACTACCAGCCTGTACGTGTGCAGATTACGAAGGTGGATTCATGGCCAAGGAAGCATACAACCCGTACTTTTATAACGGTGAACCCTGCTCTTTGGAATGGTACCGCAAATGGAAGGAGGAGAAATGATTACATTTTTCTACATAATAGCCATCATCTTTGGGTTTGCAACATTTAACCCATTGGTGTTTATTGGGCTTATAGTATTAGATGCAGTTTTATATTAAAAAGGAGGGGTATGTTACTAAAACAAATAACAAATAGAAACGAATTTCACGACTGGCTGATGAATAGCAAAGAACACAGGCATGAATTTTCAATTAACGGAGCGCTTGCACTTCAAGACTTTATTGAAAACTACAGTAATGAAATTAAGCAAGACATAGTCTTTAATCCAGAATCTTGGGCTTTCTTATTCAAAGAATACAAAGATTTAGAAGAATTTAAAAAAGACAATTATGATGTTGACGCAGATGATAACATCGTACTTTTGTACGAAGATTTAGAAAGCCTGGAACAGTTAAGGAATGACTTTCCAAAGCCCTGGGTTATTGAGTTTAACGGTGGTTTCATATACGGTCACGAGATAATGATTAGTAAAGATATTAAAAAGGAGAATAAATGAAAAATAAAGAATTTAAGATGTCACCTATTGGCTATTTCTGGTACTACGCAATCAACATTATGACGTTTGGTTCACTATACTTCATCAAGATTGCAGTTAAGAAAGCACTTACAGAGGATAAATAATGGATAAAAAATTTACTAAACTAAGCGTACTTGTAAACGACAGTTTTACTGTAGAGAAATCATACGGCTGGAAGTTCAAGAAGTGGGATCCAGAATCAAAGAAGATGCTTGTATCTGAGCGCTACGAACAAGGATTTCAAAAGCGTTACACACTGGAAACTGACAAGGGTATCTTGGACTTAGGCTCAGGACAGTTAAGTTCTTTACTTGAAGCAGTCTACAAAGATGGTGCCGCGAACATTATCGGGCGAACATTCAACGTAAAGTCTAATGGCAAAGTCGGTATGGACATTCGCTATTTCTTCAACGCCGAGAAAGAAACTAAAGAACGACCATTACCTCAAAAGCAGTGGGACGCAACACGCGGTGTCGATGATCTAGAACCAGTAACAGACGCAGATTTAGCGGACATTCCTTTCTAGGATGAGTGATGGATATAGAGACTTCACTTGCTGGCTACCATTCAGCAAAGAAAAGATTAGAGGGAAGTTGGTCAAGCCCGAGCGCATTAAGCGACCTCGCCGTTAAGATTGCTACCTATGGCACGTACATAGGTGAGCACTTGGGCGATTCTAAGGCTGAGTATGAGGTTAACAAGTCAAAAGCGTACTTGCAGGCGATCGAAGACAAAAAGTCCGCCACACAGGCTGACAATGACTCACGCAGTAAGAATGCAGATACTCGTGCCGTCGTACTCAAGCTAGAAATAATACATAAAGATTTATTCAGTCTTGTTTCGGTTATACAAAGCCGACTCAAGGTACTGGAAAGTGAGGCAAGGAGTAACATATGAGTAAAATTTCAGACACCAATAAACAGAAATACGGTGAAGACTATTACAAGAAGATTGGTTCACGTGGCGGACGTGCTAAAGTAAGCACCAAGGGTTTTGGATCAGCTACACCAGAACAACGACGTGAATGGGGACGTAAGGGCGGTCTTAACAAGAGGGTAAACAATGAAGAAACAAACAGTAGCGTCGCTCAAGAAGAAAGCTGACGCATCATTTAGCAAGTACGTCAGATATAGGGACGGTGAGTTTAAACGAGGTGAATGGTTAGTTGAGTGCATTACATGCGGGGTAGAAAAGCCGATAGCACAAATACAAGCTGGACACTTCGTTAGCCGTCGGGTAAACAAACTACGGTTCGAGGAGATGAACGTAAATGCACAGTGCGTCGGATGCAACATGTACAAACAAGGTGAGCAGTATCTATACGCGAAGAATTTAGATGCTAAATACGGAGAGGGTACAGCTGACGCTTTGATGGCTAGACGTCATGACGTCAAAAAGTTTACCATCCCAGAACTAGAGGAAATTATCCAAGACGCTAAAACTCAGATAGAATGGTATCAAAAGAAAATCTAACATAATTTGGGGGACTATTATGATGAATAAAATTAAAAGTGCAGTGACGATGTATAAGCCTAAGACTAAGATCGTTAATCATCCACACCAGAAGTTATTAAACAAAAGAAACGCAGTTCGATTCTATGAATAACCTGTTAAAGGAAATGAAAGAATGGATGATCACATGGATGCACTTACTAGCAGGAGCAATACTTATTGGTGTCGTGGTATACGTCGTAGTCGTTTACTTGTACCCATTAGCTATGAACCTTGGTATTACAATCGGTAGGAATCTGTAACCTTGACAAACAGGGGTAGATAGATTATACTATATAAGCCTCAGCCCACCCGAGGCATAGTGTAGTCAATCCCCTGTATAGGTTCCTTTCGTACCTGCGGGGGATTCTCTTTTTCTAAAAACCTATTGACATTATTATACGCT